CACTCTGATCTGCCTCGGCTTCCGGCTCGGTAGCTTCAGTGCTTACCGCCTCGTCTGCTGGCTTGTCAACTAGACCAAGTTTCTGGGCTGCGAATTCCGCTAGATTCTCACTGGTCACCACATTAGCGGCCAGTCGTTCTTGCACTTCAGACATAGGTTTTCCCTAAGAATTGACCCGGTGTTCCCGCCGGTAGGTTTATTGTCATCCTGTATTCATTCGTTGTCAAACCATCGGCTGCTGCGGCATCTGCTCTGGCATTTGCTCTGGCATCGGCGGTTGCATCTGCGCCATCTGCTGCGCGGCAGCTTGTTGCATTTGTTGCGCTTGCATCGATTGCAAAATCAATTCCTGCCCCGCTTGAATGAACGGGTTGCCGGTTTCGTTGACCTCACCCTCGGCAAACTGCATTTGGGCGCGTTGCTCGGCATCTCGACGGGCAATCTCGGCGTTTAGTGCGCCTACCGGAACCCCAGCCAGCACCAACCGTAGCATGGCATCAACCTCGACTTTGTTCTGGTCGGTCGTGGCTTTCAGATTGGCTTGGTTGATCTTCGCTTCGTTGATGGTGTCGGTGTTGTAAGCGCGGCTGATGACGTCCATCAGCTTGCGGCGGCTTGCGCCTTCCTCGCGGATTTGCGCAACCTGACCACGGTTTTGAATCTCTAGCTGCATGGCCATCATTTGCTGTTGCATATCGGCAATCGTCTTTTGCGACTGCAATAGCTGCATCTGCGCCTGCGGTGGGATGTCAGACTTTGGATCAATCTGCGACATCGGGTTCATTGCGGCCAAGCGGTCGGCAATAATGTCTGCGCCTGGGAAATCCATGTTGCGGAACAATAGGTCACCAGCGGCTTGAAAAACCTGCGGGTCAGCCATCAGCGGCATCATCGTGTCCACAGCTTGCTGGCGCTTGCTGTTGTAACCAGGGCCGGTGTCCATGACCACATCGTACAGGCCGACGGTCACATCGTTTAAGACCTCGCCCGTGGCTTCGACTTGGTTAATCGTCACCATGTCAGGCTTGCCATCGACCCCAATAATCCGCAGCACGCGCTGGGTGTCGTAAATCTTAGGGATCAGGTCGAGGATGATTTTGCCCGTATGCTTGATGCTGCGGGTCATGTTGTCGTAAAAGTGGAAGTTCGACAGATCGACCTGCTGCTGCTGGCCCTGCAATGCCTTGCCCGATATATTGCCCGGCAATGCCTGCGACGGGTCAAATATGCCCAACACGGTCTTGAGATCGTCCGAAATGGCGCTCGACGCAACCATGATGCCATCGGGCGGCGGCTCCGGCTGGATGCGGGTCGGCACCGGCGCAGGCACGCCCTCGATGTCTTTTTGCTTATAGCGCAAGACCGGCGTTGACTTTAGGTTAGCCAGCGCCCATTCGCTCTCATGCCCTTCATCTTGACCCTCGGCAATCAGCCACTTCGGTTTTGGTGCCAGCGCGATAGATTCGGTCAGTGCAGTGCGCCAGAAGTTAAACATCCGTTGCGGGTCTTTAGCGAAGCGGACAAGCCCGTATTTCTTGCGCTTGCCCTCGACCACGACCTGTGCCCCATAGCACGGAATGATCGGGATGTATTTGCCCGGCCACTCGCGTTCCTCCAGCACTTCCATCGCGGTCAGCTTGCACCACTTGACCTTCTTGCGGAACGTCGGGCGCTTGTCCAGAATCGTGATTCCGCTAGCTTCCATCATTTCGGCGCTCGGCAGCTCATCCTGAAACACCTTCGTGCCGTCAGAAAGCAGGACTAGCGTGGCTTTCTCGCGCTCAATGTACCAATACTCAGCCAGCCGGATGTCCTCTTTGGTCACCCATTCAGCGTCAGAATCGCCCGTTGCCCGTGCGCTAAAGTTCGCGCCATCATCAGCGCCAGGATACTGCTGACGGAATAGTTCTTTGGCAACGACGCTAGTAATCAGGCAACGCTCGGCATCCGATCCGTCAGGCAACACGCTATTAGGGTCGAAATAGACCGAGAACGGATCGTCAATCGCGTCAATAAAGATTTCCTGATCGAATGAATCGTCAGAAATGTAGTTGGTATTGACCCGCCAGTAGCCCCAGCCCATCTTGACCGCGTACTCAAATGCGGTGTCGTAAGCGGTATCGGCGCTGGAATTGACCTCAATGTGCCGCGTGATTCCTTCAATGACTTCGGCGATTTTCAAGTCGCCTTCATTGTTGACCGGATGCACCTTGATGCGTGGACGCTGCTGGCGTTGCTGGTTGGTCACCTGCCGCACATAAGCGTCAATCTTATTGATGGTCAGGCAAGGTCTAGATTCTAGGTTGCGGCTGTTCTGAATCTCGACCGGCCACTGGTCGCCAGCAGCAAACTTCAGGTCGCCTAGCGCCTCGGCGCGGTTTTGGCTGTCAGCGGTGCCGACCAACCGTAGGAATTTGATGGCCTCGCCAATGCGCCCATCCATATCCATGTCTTGAAACGCCATAATTGTCCTTTCAGCTCATCCAGCCGCCAGCGTAAGCGACCGCAGGCTTTTTCTTAACTTTTGCGGGTTCCCGCACCATCAGCGCGATATACCTAAATGCGTCAGCCCCGTGCGAATATCTGTCGTGCAGCGGATTCCTGCTGAACTGGCCGGTATCAGGGTCAACCTCATAGCGGTAATGGCGCAAGCAGTTTAGACCATCTGCGGTATTTTCTCTATCAAAGTAGCAATTCGGGAAGATAGTTCTCGCGGCGTTGATTGAGTCAACTACCGGCACGCGCTCCAGCACCCGCGTCTTAAACCCTGCGCCTCGAACGATGTCCTCGATACTCCGACCTGCGGCGGCCAGCGTCTTGTTCTGCGCATCGTGCGGCAACCAGATCGTGTCGTACACATAGCCAAAGGATTGCAGGTCAGCCAGATAGCTGGTCATTGTGCGCTGGGTGTCCTCAAAGTATCGGATCAGCCGAGTTTCCATCCCGATGAATTGAATGAACCACCACGCCGTAGCGTCGGCCCACCCAAGATCGCAGACCGCGTGGACCGGCTTGGTCGGGTCATACGGCACCTTCATGATGCGGTTCTCAGTCTCGGCTTTGGCCATCTCAGCGCCAAAGATTGCCCCGTCAACCGTCTGCCGACACAACCCTTCCCAAACTTGGTTGTACGCTTCCTGATCCCGTGCCTTTAGCGAGTCCTTTTCAGACCGCAGGGTTTCAGGAAACCACGGGTTGTCAGACCAGTTAATCTTCTGAACCACTGCATCTGACGGCGGCTTGGCCACGAACCGCTGGTAGGTTTCGTCCGTCTCCAGCTCGGGGTTGAACGTGATCCATATCTCGCTGCTTTCCTTACGGATAGTTGGGATCAGGATATTCCAGCTATTCCGGCTAACGGTCTGCGCTTCCTCGACCCAGCAAATATCGATGCCCTCGTAGGATTTGACGTTAGCGATATTGTTCTTCAGCCCGACAAACGCAAACTCGCTGCCATTCTTGCCCCGCAGCGCGTTCTGCGTAATCTCGAAGAAGCTAGTCATCTCCAGCGCAACGATCTGGTCGCACAGTAGCTTGTGAACGCTGTCGCGGATGGATGTCTGGAATTCCCGTGCGCAGAGGATACGCAGCGGTGTCTTGGCGGCTTTGATGAGCAATGCCCTAGCAACCGCCCAGCTCTTTGCCCCGCCTCGCCCACCGTATAGGACGCGATAGCGTGTCTTTGGTGGATTGAATAAGACTTGCGCTTTAGCTGGAAACTCAGCCTTGGCGACTATGCCCTGAAGGTCACTCATTCGGCTTAATAAATGTCACCTGAATGCCTGTCAGTATCGAACTGCCGTCAGCGTTTTCCAGCGCCACCGCTTGATGCGCCTTGCCGTCTACGCGGTCGATCAGCTCTTTGATCGCCCACGCTTCGCCCTGCTCGGCTTTGCTCACCAATTCCTCGGCGATCTTGCGCAAACGCTCTGGCTCTTGCGTCAATACCAGCCGCAGCTTGTCGTAGAACATCCTCGACTTCGCCGCGTTCTGATTGCCTGATTGTGCGCCTCTCTCAGCCATTCGATTCCAATTCTAAATAATTGATTTCATTTTAGAATTATTTCTTCGGCTTGTCTTTTTTCTCGGCGGCACGCTTCACGGCGTAGCTTATCGCCACGGCCTGCTTCACAGGCACACCGGCCTTAACTTCCGCTTTGATGTTCTTTTGGAAAGCCTGTTTACTGCTCGACTTGGTCAGCGGCATCGTTCGCTCCTTTGCTTAGTTCAGCCAGCACACGGTTGTACTCTTGGATTGCGCCGCTGATCTGCAACAGGATCGATTCATGTTGCTTCGCCAGTTCTTGCAGTTCAGCCAGGCGTTTAGCAATTTGGTCAGGTGTCATTTCTTTTTCGCTGTTTTGGCGCTTTCTTTGAACGCTTTAGCCGTGGGTGCGCCTTC